CCAATATCTGAGCCAAAGCAGCATATCGTTGTTCGGGATCGGCATTACCTAATCCTACACTAATCGTTAAGTCCATGTTAGATACCCATGAACGAGGATCAACAGGAATATATTTTCCTCTGAGTCTCACAATACGGGCAGCATCTTGATATTTTACTACATTCGCATAGATGAGTTTAAACATATCTTTCACACCCGTCTCTGCAAAGACACGAGCAATCATTTCAATACGCTGGGTTGCAGCGTTCATTAAGGCTCTTGTCGAAGCAGCAGTGGTATGTGACTTTTGAATTAGGTCGGGATCTGCACCCATTTGTGTTCTACTAACACCAGTGCGTTGTTCTTTAATCTGATCGACTTTCTCCATCATACTTAAACCTTGATTTAAGAAATTAGGAGTAGGAAAAGGTTGTACTGCATTAGGTGATTTCACACGAACAATACCACCAGGTCGAGAAGTCAGTAAGTCGTCTAAGTTGACTTGTCCGTCAGTCACAATAGTACGTGCATTATTTTGTAAGTACATATTGTCAAGTGTTTGTCTTAACACTGTGGTTTTAATTAACTGTAAGTCTGCTGTTAAATCAGTAAGGGATAAACCAAAGAATCGATGTGGCATCGGGATTGGGGTGAGAGTTGCAAAAGGAATGTGGTCGATTTCTTCGTTATCTAAAATCTCATAACCTTGACCAGCCACTGTAATCTTTCTTAACTCAGCAACACCATCATCATCAGAATCGACTCTCATATAACATTCTGTGACCATGACCTCTTCCATTGTCGGATCGGCACTGCTCTGTTCATAAGGAGCTTGGTCGTCATAAATTCTTCTCGAGGTTTTTTCTTCGTTATAAACTTGTTCATCAAATGCAGGTAAGGACATAATCACATCACGATCAAAACCTTCTCTCACTAACTGTGATCTTGTTTTAGTCACTCGATGTGCAATGAAGTCTGCTGTTTGTAAATCTTTTGCTTCTCTAGAGATGAGCATCTCTTCGGGGGGTACGTTTTCTATTTGAACTTTACCGACAGTCTTTTTTCTCTTGACTTCACAATCATAGAATATTTGTTGAGACATTTGGGGGTTGCCCATCTCATCCATGACTTCTTCTTCCATGATGTTTTCTGTTTTAGAAATTAACTCTACATCGTCATTGGCCAAAAGTGATTGATATTCGATCTCTGTTAAATTTTCGTATGTTTCTTTTTTCTCTTCAATCGCTTCATTCCAAAATACTTTGATAAAACCATTTTTTTGAATCAGTGCATCTTTGAACCAAGTATGCAAAGTCATAAAACCAGGATTATCTTTCATTAAAATATGGTTACAATAATCCGTAGCTTGTTCTGCTGTTTCGATATCTTCAGGGCCGACAGGAGTAAACTCCACAATCGATTCACCCGCAGTAAAAATTCTCATTAGCGAAGGCAATACACTTTCAACAACCTCTAAGGTGTCTTGAGAAGTAACTTGAGATCGACCTTCGACTTCATTACCATAAGGTTCACCTAAGTAATATTCTAAAAACTTTCTTCTTTGTTCAGTAAGTTTGCCACCATAATATCCCAAAGAGTTATCGATCTCTTGGGAGATCATCGCTTTTAATTTAAATTCATCCATTATACAATTCCTATAGATTTATATTCGATCTTTCTGCTCCATTGTTTTGTTTCGTTTAAACCGACTGCCATATAACGAAAAGCATCTGCTGCGTGAGATGTCCAATCGTGTTGCGGTCTGTTTTTTGTTTCACCTTTATCGTTTGTTGCCCATCGATATTGTCTCAAGGCATCTAATCCATCTTTTGTTGTTTCGTAATTAAAGTAACATCTAGATAATATCATACGTACTGCATTAATTCCGTCATCCACCGACATTTTCGGTACAACGGATGTCGTGAGTCCGAGTGATTGAGCTATCTCTAATCTTGATTTTCCTGTTCCGAGTTCTCTTACAGAGGCATCGTGAGGGAAATAATGGGTATCATAGTTATATCCCTTGTCTCTAATAATTGTTGCATAATATTCTAGACTTTCTCCCGAGTCCTCAAAATAGTCAATAATGTGTATCGCATGGCCCTTTTGTTGAACGAACCAAATTGCTGTTTTATCAGCCATCCCCAAATCCCAAAAAGTATCAACAGGTAAAGTGCTATCATAGGGTATTTTTGTTACTCTTCCTTCATCGTCACATTTGCCTAATCCTTGAGAGTAAATCGCTCCTATGGCATTAGATTCAAAACTACATTCATATTCTGCCTCATAGATCTCGGGTGGCATCATCTTCTTTGCTTCTTCTAGTTCAGAAGGCTTAATAATTCCTGTCTCAGAGGCTTTGTAAAGACCAGTAAACCACCCATCAGTGTGTTTTCCATGATCGTATAACTGGTAAAAAGCATTATGGCCTGTGGGTGTACCAATCGCAATCATCCAACCTTCTCTATCGGATAAGGCAGGTCTAATCACTTCAGTCCAGATCTTCGGTGGCATTTGGGCCACCTCGTCTAGTATAACACCATCGATATAGAGTCCTTTCAAGGTATTTGGTCTTTCACAACCTAATAACTGGATTCTTCCCCCATTCGGTAAATCGGCCCTTAATTCGGTCTCGTGGTACTCCATATTCGGTAACACAGAGGTATAATACTTGAGATAATCCCAAGCGATTCTTTTGGCCATACTGTACGTAGGAGCAATATAATAATATCGAGGTCTGGGAAGTGGATTTTGGAGACACTTCTTGATCAGTTCATTAATGGTGAGAACTGTCTTTCCAAATCTTCGATGACAAACTAAAACATTAAATCGTTGCATCCCCTGATGAATTTGTTGTTGCAGTTCACGAGGCTTATACGGGATTGTTATTTTTTTCACTTGGAGTCTAGATAATCATTAATTCGGTCTATATCTCTTCCTTTGACCTGTCCTCTTCCTTTGGTATCAGAGGTTGATTGTCTGATGGCTACATCCTCAAAATAGTTCAAAATTGTTTTCTTCTTTTCTGTTTTCTTTGCTGTTTTCTTTGTTTTTTTCATAATGTTTTCCACATACAAAATAGTATGCTCCTTTGTCGTTGATACCAAAACTACCATATTGATCGCAAATATGACACCTTCGGTACTTGATTTGTTCTTCGTGATTCCAATTAAAGACTTGGTGACTATTATATCGTTTCAAAATACCCCCAAAAATCCATTTTAAAGACCATACAGCTATATCTTACCAAAATCCGTAGAGAATTACTACCCCGCTATTTTAGAACCCTCTATCAAGAGCTAGTGCTTAAAACCCGTAGAGGATTGGTTTTGTGTTGAATTGGGATGTATAGCTATAATTATTACCAATATGGGGGTGTTTAGGCCTTTTGTTCGTAGTTTGTATTTGTTGCATAATAGCCATTATAGGAACTAGGGTTATATTTAACTATATTTTAGCTATATTGAGGGAATATATAGGGCTTCTTTGATAACTCTTATAGAGTTTTATGTCTATATTTGAGTTTAATATATAACCTAAACTATTTTTATTTAATATCAATAACTTTCTCAAATACCTGGATTAAGACCTCAATCTATTTATATCTATATCTCTATTACTTCTCTATCTGTTTATATTAATTGTATATTCTTTTATGTATGTTTTTGTAATATTTGGAATGGAACAAACAAAGACTATTTTGATAGTTCTTTCTATATCTCTAATAAAAGATCTACCACCGCCAACCAGCTATTATTAATAGATAATTAGGTGCAACAGTTTGATACATTTTTTTATTTATTTTTTTTTAAAATTATGGTTTAATCCTAATTGAAAGAGAGAAATAACAAATGAGAATAAAACTCCATAATCAAGATCTTAAATGGATAAGACAAGCTCTTCAAAGAGAATATGCTTACTATTTAAAGAACTACGGAAATGAAAAGTATAATTCATATACAGATCAAGTACATAAATTATTTTCTCAGTTCCATACTCTTAATAATAGAGTGAATAGCTCGGAAGTAGTAATCATAAATAATTAAGTTTAAACAAAAGCTCTTCAGCGGGCTTTTGCTTAGGCTTATAACCTGAGAGAAAGAGAAATAAGAAATGAGTAATACTACTAGATTTATTGCACTAGAAAAAATTAGTGATAATAAATACAAAACAAAGAATAACGTTGTTTTTAACGTTGTTCAAAGCCCTGACAATTTAAATGTTCTTAGCTGGGAAAATTCTCCCGTTGTTGCTATGACATCTCAACCGCTTAATAGATGTCGTATCAGAAATATTGACGGGCTTTTATGTTTGGTAATAGATGATAAGAACTATGAAAATTGTAATTACAATCGTAGTTTGTTATCTTATCATTATTCTGATGACATGATTATTCAACAAGATCATTTATTAAATGAGGCGTTAAAACCAGATTTATTAAATTTATAAGTTTAAATGATAGCTCTTTCAATAGGGCTATCACTTAGGCTTATAGCTTAAGAGAATGAGAGAAATAACATGACTAAACAAGACAAATACATCATGTACCAAAGAATTGAAAAACATGGTGATAATCTAAAATCTATATTCAATCTTGATGTAGATAGCGTTAAACTTTGTAAGCAATTATTCAGATTAGAGAATAAGGCTCACAAGCTGGCCCTCGATTATTGTAATGGAGTATTTGAGGGAGATATTGACAAAGAGAGTGAAAAAATACTTTCTAAAGTAGCTAAGTTATTAAATACAAATACTTTTAATATGTTTTTTAATAGTGATGCTCGAGGATATGCTCTAAAATTCTTTGAGGATTTCAGCAAAGACAAACCAATTCATAAAGACTGGGGCGGATATGGAATTATTGCTCCAGATTTCAGGGAGTTTATCTAAAATGCAAGGTACAACAGGTCTAGATATTATTTTAATAGTTCTTTTTATTTATATATCTTATAAACTTATTAAGAGATATAAGAAAGAAAGCGAGGGCAAGAGATGACAGATCAGGAATATTTAGAAAGCCAATTTAAAAAATTAGTAAATAGTACGTATGGCTTTAGTATAAAAATATCTGACGGAGAGGGAAACTCAACAAATAGAATGGAACTAACACCAAACAGAGCCAAACATATTCTAGAATGGTTAAATAAAAATTGGTCTGTAACTGTAGAAAGAGAGGCCAAACAATGAAAAAAGAAACCATTGTTAAATATGAAATCAAAATTATTTGGAACAACGGGCAAGAAGAAATTCGAAATGATGTTCCATACTGCAAATCTTTGGAATATTGGTTAGACGCAGTAGAAGAAGAAGAAAGCGAGGAAGTAGATGAGTAAAATAAAAGAAATAGATTTAGATTTTGTTAAAGCAGATAAAGAGTGTACAGAGTGTAATCATGTTAATGATTATGTTTGTTTTGATCATGAGGAAATACAAGTAAGAGATAAATATCCAGATGCTAAATATAAAGGACTTGGTGTTTGGTATAGAGAAGAAAGCGAGGAATAATTGGCTAGTCATATACCAATAAATCATTTTAGTCTTGAGGCCTGGCACAATGAATTAATATCAAAGTGTCATTATTGGGTTGATAAATTGAGATATTCGCCCAAAAGCCACAGTCAAGTCGAGGTTTTAAACAGATCTATAAAATTATTGCCTAGAGATTACGGGGATAAGCCCGAAGTCAAAAAGATATTTTCTTATAGATCTAGTATTAATAAAAAATTAGCCAAAGATGAATTTTTGCGGGTTAAGGACTGCATGATTGAAATTCATATTTTGGATAATAACACCATAGACAATATTTATATTGTTGCATAGAAAG